TCTGCTCATCGTTCATCGAGTCATAGACTTCCTGAACGGTCTTGCTTTCTTCAACAGCATCTTCAACGTCTCCCGCATCTGCGGGATCTGCGGGATTGTCATTCTCCGGTGCAGCACCATCGGCATGATTGAGCTCCAGACCGGTGTAAATGATGGCCTCGTCCTCCAACGTGACCAGGTCGCCGTCAGCGTGAGCCAACGTGATGTTGTCGATGAGTGCTCCAGGGTTTGCCCCAGATAGAACCAGACTTGCCTCACGAATAAACCCGTGAAGAACCTGCTTGGCCTTTTCAGTCAGTTGGTTGGCATAGATGGATAGCGACTTGATGTCTTCATGCTGAACGAGCGTCCTTGCGTGCTTTGCTCCGTCAGTGTCATTGAAGAAGCCGTAAGCGTAAACACCGTCGTCGCGATGCTCCAACAACATGTGACCCAGAACATTGCTGGGTTCGTTATGACCGTGTTGCCATACCATAGGCACAGTCTCTTTGTCTTGATGCTGGAAGGCCGGAGACTTGATCGTTCGACCATCCGAGCACTTGAGACCATACTTCGTGACATAGCCACTGAAGTCAGGCTTGGCCTCGTCTGCCATTTTGAATGTTCTCCTTAAGTTTGAGTCCTCGGCCAATTAGCCGCTCGGATTGCTGCCATTCCCATTGCCATTAGACGCGCCAGCTGTTGCCACTGCTCCATTGCCATTTGACCCACCTGGATTTTGAGCAGAAGGATTAGAACCTGGTGTGCCAGTCTCAGAGAAACCAGAAATCGTCTGTCCGCGAATGTTACTGTTGATAAGCTTATCTGCTTTCGGATCCGTAGCTGGCCGGTACCCAATAATCTGTCGGATCTCGTTAGATGTCAGAATCTCGTTACGACTGAACACATCCGCAATCTTGGCAATGTTCTCAATCGGAATCAACCTGAACGGATCACGGAAGAATGAAATTGTCTGCTTCTGCGTCCGAGCGGTTTTGGTTAGAAAGACACGTGCCATACCTTCGGTAATAGCCTTGAGAGTTGGCTCAATTGTCCGGTTCCAATAATTGAGCATTGTCTGTTCATTGGCCGTACCATTCATAATCTCGTCGGTCAAACCCAATTGGCTGTAGAACATCGAAGTCAAGAAGGTGATCTGATCCATAAGATTGTTCTCAGCCGGACGGTTCAGCTGAGTGATTCTTTCAGTTCCGTCCGTATAGGCAATACCGTACTGACTACCTTTGAGCTGAAACTCGATGTCCTTTCGTCGTTGCTCAGCCTGTTGACGACGAGCTTCGGATTTGATCACGTAAGGAAGCTGAATGATAAGATCAAGTTTCCCAGAAGCAGATTGTTCATCAATGGCGTCCAACATGTTCAACTTGTAGATCAAACGCTGAAGCGTAGAATTTGGTTCGTTCATTACCGAGTACAACGGGTTCTCAATGATGGCAACCGTAGACTTGTGAAGCGTAATTTGTTGACGGATTCCCAGTTTCTCGTTATACAACCAAACTTGAACATGATGTGGATACCATTGAATGACATCGCCGACTCTCATGGTCAAAATATCGTATCCGCCAACAGTGTTTCCAGGATCCACCGATGTATCAATCGGAACAATTACAGCAACACCTTTGTCAAACAAAGTAAGTGCCAGATCAATACGAAAAGCTTGTGCTGCTTGATCAATGTTGGCTTCGACCGTCAAACAATTATTTAGACCGCTATCCATGTCCTCCAAATATCGATCTTGATTATCATTACGAATATGACGCATGTCGATTCCAGCACAATCGATAGCAAGACGCGTAAAAATCGACGAAATGATCGAGCGCTCATTGGGAATTCGAAGTCTTATACGATCCGGTCGATATGAGAAACCCGAGCCAATGTCACTGCTATAAACTTTTTGATCATCTTCCAGATTCGTAAAGACATTCCAGGCGTGTTTTAGATATGCACCAAAACCCAACGAATTTCACCTCCTTTCCCAAAGATCACTCGAAGGCCTCCTTGTTCGCCTTGTATGCGATGTATGCATCCATCAAAGCAGCAACATTATCGATCTTCTCGTCTTGTCTCTTCTTAAGAAGCTTACGGTTTCCGTTAGTATCCTCTAACGTAATTGCATTACCCATAGCAAAAGACATCAACCCCTGATCAAAGATGAGAAGCCGATCTTCACTTAATTTCTTGATCTCTCCCAAAGGAACTGATTCAGTTTTAGCCCCTTGAATTACTTTCTCAATTCCAAATGATCCATTCTCTGCTTCCCAGCGAGCAACAAATTCTTTCGCGTTGTATGGATCAAAACCAAGACAACGAACGTCATACTCAGATGCTATAACGAACGCATCAAGATCTTCGTAAACTTCCATCATGTCCAGAACAGTTCCCGGCATGACATGAAGCGCACCCTCTACAATGAACTCTTCGTACTTCGTGCGCATGGCTCCCGGCAACATCATGAGTGTACGTTCAGTGATGTAACTACGCGTCTTGATTCCGAATCTTTCTCTTCCAAGCGGAAAAAGAAAAGTGAACGCACAGAAGTCATCACCTTGCGATAGGTCGGCTCCAAGAGCACAGGGAAGTTGCCAGAACTCGCGAGTACGATGCGGAATAGTCTCTTCATAGGTAAAGAAGTAGGTATAACCCTCCATAGGAATACCAAATCGCTTCGCGAGAATGTCGTTTCGACTTGCTGGAGCCTTTTCGGCCCGTTCCACATCAAGGTGATACGTTTCATAGCTTACCGTCGCACCGAGATTCGGATTAGCTTTCACCCATGTACCTGGATCGGCAACTTCTTCAAGTTCGTCAAGTTTGTAGTGCCAGATCGAAACATGCGGAGCTAGGTATTCTCCCTTGAGGATGTCAGCTAGCTCCATTTTGATTGTGTCGCCCGAACCAGCTCGAACGGTCCCTTCCGAGCTAATAGCTACAATCAGATAGTCTTCTAATTTCGAAGCCCCTTGTTCAACTGCCCCAACAACGTCTTCTCGGAGATCACCTGACAACCATTCGTCGATTGTCGAGATCTTAGGCCGAAGCCCCTGCAGCTTATTGATAGCCATAGGTCTGACTTCGAGCAACGAACCGGTTAGAAAGTTCTCGATGCCTTTCTTAGTCGATGCGAGCTTGACTCGATTAACTCGAGATCCAGTCGTATTCTGAAGTGAGCCTTCAGTAAGAAACTTGAACAAGGGCCCGCGTGCGCGCGTGATAGCGGTACGAATAGGTGACATGACTTCGTCAGCCTGTTTCATAGTTGGAGCTGTAGTAATCTGATGAGTAGTTGATGTATCAACGTTCAGAAAGTAATTCTGAATCATCGATGCATACATAGACTTGGCAGCACCACGAGCAACAATCAAATACTGTTTCAGGATCAATCGCTTCTTGACAGTTCTGTGTTCATAATGTCCTCCATGATTATCTTTGGTAGGAACGTATACACTTCGCTCAACGAAGTAGTACCAACCAAAAACCTGCTCTGACCAGAGCTTGAACGTGTCCAGAAGATGTAGATCCGATCCATCAGTAAGTGTCAACTCCTTTTCGCAGAACTGAATGAAGCCTTCAACAGCTATGTCATCATAGAAAATTTGAGGGTTAGCGATGAGCGCATCTATCCGGTTCATCTCCATGGAGATCTCGCGATTGACTGGAATCTCTCCAGACAGAACTGCTTCACGGAATCGACCATAGTAGACCGGTGTTGCCGTATTAGACAAACCCATACGCTAACCCCCTTCCTTAGAAAGCCGCAGCCACACCCATTGTAGCAAGTTTTGCCGCTACCTTTTTCTTAGAGATTTTGGTTGCAACATTTACAACTTGCTTTTGTCCTTCTGGTGTCTTCAAGAACTGACCAACATGCTTAGCGCCTCTTTGCAAAGGCGTTGCGGGCTTCAATCTACTTGCATTCTCTTCCAATTGACGCCGTTCATTGTAAGTCTTCAACTCAGCGTTTGAAATAGAGTGCATACCACTTTTATTGAGCTTTTGTTGAACAATTCTAGAAGCAACTGCATCAGGATGAGCAGGTAAACCGCGCCCACCTTTGGTTGTGACTATAGTTTTGTGCTGGGGATTCGATCTTGTCTTAACTGATACTTCACCAGAACCAGATTTCTTACTTTTACCGCCAGCATCGCTACTACTTGAATCACCACTGCTACGCCCAGCACTGCGAACTCCCCACTTCATACCCTTGATACCGTGATGCTCAAGAATATGATCCACAACTTCTTTACTTGCCAGTGTATCCATCATGCCACCTGTGGCCACCAAGCCCACCAGGGAGGATCGCCTCCATTGTCAGGATAAACAGGAGGTGGATTGGGATCGGTCCATTGCGTCGATTCACGATGAACATTGAGTCGCCACTCGAGCTCTTTACGTTGATCATCAAACGCAGCAATGGCGTACGACGTTGTAGGAGGATCAAACAACAGTCGAACCCGCAAATATACGTACGTTTTGATCGAGATATACTGAGGATCATCGGCGAAAACAAAATAATCGTCCCAAACCGCAGTCTCATCTTCAATCATGAAACCTTCTTCAGGACCAACTCCCAACTGAGTAAGCGAAGAAAATGCGGTGTTGATATGTGTCGTAACATCAGGATCAAACGCTGTATAACTCGCATCAATACCCAGAATCTTCTTGGTACTTGTCAGAATACTTGGATCCAATCTTCACCTCCTTTCTTATTTCGGCAGATTGGTAAATCCAGCCTTTTGCTTACCCGCTTCACCGCCAGACCATGATGTCGAGTTCGGCTTCTGCCAAAGATGAACCGGATTCCCATCGGCCTGTCGAGCAAACAATTCAAGTACGCCTGACGCTGATTTTGATGCAGACAAACCAGAAAGTTTCTCATTTGACTTTGTCAGAACCCCGCCGTCGTTCCAATCGGTTTCATTTTTACGCTGATAGCGATACCAAACAGTTTTACCATCTTCTCCCACCCAAAATACATGGTGAGAACCGCCATCTGATACTGCTGAAGCAATCAAATTCTCATCCTCCTCAGAAGGTGCGGGACCCGATCCACCACGGGCCAAATCAATGACATAATCCCATGGAAAATCAGGACCTGGATCCCAATGACCTCCGCCACGAGATCCAAGTTCATTATGACCACAAACTCCTCGGCCAGAACCTTGCGCTTCAGAGGAACTCAGCCTATTGATCGGAAGACCATAGTGTGCTGCTTCTTCAGCAATCCAAGCCGCACAATTGCGAAGCATGTTATCGTGATTGTTCTTCCACTCCGCAGTCGACCACGAAGCAAAGCCACACAATTCGATAGCAACAGCCACCGGATTGAACTCAGACTGAGTCCATGCCTTATTGCCGCGCTTTACATACTCGCCAACAGTGTTGACCTTATCGTCGGCTCCAGTATGGCTTGAAGCACTGACATTCCCTTGAAAGAATGAACCCAGACTCTCGATAGTACGAGCGCCTTCGGCCGTATGAACGACAATCAGACGAACGCCGGATCCGCCTCGGCTCGAGTAGTTTGGGCTTGGAATCCATACTCGTTTCAGAGCCATTAAGCCTCCTCTTTAGCGAATGGACGACAAATAATGCGAACTTGAGTAAGGCTTTTATCAGCAACATAGACAGGTCCCGATTCACCCTCTTTGATTGCAATGGCAACCCAGCCAATCAAGTTACATAAGTCTTCTTTCGAACCACCTATGTAAACGCCACCATCAGGATTCACATTAAATGCCAACATTGTCCTCGAGTCAGGAAGCCACCTGCTCCTCTTCATCCGGCGTAGTATCGGGGTGAGCAGGGGTCGGCTCATCGACGTCGTCAGGCTCGGGGTTGGCTTCAACGTCCTCCCGATCGTCGTCGGCTTCTTCCGGAGCAGGTGTGACTGGAGTCTCCATTAACTGCTCATCTCCTTCTCACGTTGCAGAGCGGCATCCATCCGCTGCTGTGCCTCACCGGCGTGCTGCTTTCGCTCCTCTGCCTCCTCCTTGAGACGATTTTCCGTATCCTGATGACGCTGCTCCAGAGCATCAGCCCGATTTGGCGGAGTTTCTGCGGGCGGAGTCTGCGGCTGATTCTCTTCCTTAGCCGGTTTCGTTGCCTGCTTCTTCTCTTCTGTCATTATCTCTCCTATTTGATGCATCCGTAGATCGTGACTTGTCCACCTGGATGATTGATGACTATTTCACCAACCACAAATCCTGTTGGGCATTCGATAGATCCAGGTGGTCCCTGCGGTCCCGTATCTCCTTTGTCTCCTTTTGGCCCAGGAGGACCTTGAGGGCCGGTTTGCCCATTTTGAACATTGACAGTGACCGTTTTTGTTGGTGCAGGAGCACTCGCGCCAAGAGCTGTAGCAACTAGATACCCGGTGCCAGCCGCAAGTACGAGCGATACCGCCATAACACTACTTATCTTCTTCATGACGATCTAACCCTTCTTTAAATGCGTCCAGCCGAGCATCACAAGCTTGCTTTTCGTGTTTTACAACTGCTTTGATGACCCAAACTGAGCCAACAATGCTACCCACCGCAGTTATAAACCCTGCAACGTAGTCCCGCCACATCAACAATCACCATAGTCTTGTATCTCCCGCCTTTCGTTCAATCGGTCCCCTAGGTAATAAGCTTTCGTCGCCGAAATGAATTGCATTATGAGTTTGAAGAGATGTTGTAACGAGATACTTTGGATCGATGATCCACAGCTCACCATGACGAATATCATCTGGTGACATCGGGTTCATATGATGTACTATCAACCCGCGATGGATATCGAATCCTTCAATACCCAGATCACAACCGTTATCTCTGATAATTACTGCATTACGAGCTCGTTTCCACATGAGAGACCTGTAGAAATGTTGATTGAGCCATCTGTCAAACCCAAACGTGCTATAACCAACTTCGCCATCAAGTCGGAGATATTCAAACCGCTCCTCGAACGTTTCCAAGCGACGAAGCTCAGAGTATGTTCGGATCCTCGTCATATCCCTCCGGTTGAGGCATATCTCCCGCATATGACCGCATAGCTTTGATTGCGTCGATATATAGCTCTTCAATCCGCTGTTGAGACTCGATTTGTTCCTTCTTCACCTCGAGCAGAGCGTTTTCATGATCAAGACGTAGCTGTTCAAGCCTTTCACGACTCGAACCGAGCTTGAGGAAATGGGTAATCACCTGAGACGATGCTGTACCCTCTTGAATCTGTCTTTCAGCTAGATCAATGGCTGCTGAAACCAGCTGATTCTCACGGGCCTCCGGAGTTGTCGCGGGTTTGCGGCGAGTTTCAGCAGCTTCATCTCTCCTTCGCTTAGCTGCCACGCGACTTCCTTTCGGCTCGTACTACTTTAAGGTGCTGCTCCCTCGAGTGCGGCGACTCTTGTTTCGAGATCCGCGACTTTTGCTTCGAGATCCGAGACCCGAGGCTCCAATGACTCTGCAGAAGCCTCTTCTACGATGATCTCTCGGCTGTCCCCCGTCTCAACGTCAAGACCTTTGACCCTTATACCCATACTTTGAAACTCCTTTCCACTTGTTTCGACCCACATCTTTTCAGAAACGTTGCACTAAAACTTCCCCCGGGGCTATTTTTGGG